CTTCATTCCGAATGTCTTGTTTTGATTTAAATTGTATTGCAGCGTGTAAGTGAAAGTTCCCATCGGCATGAAGTTCTTGGGAGATACAATAAACGGAGATTCCAAATTTGCGTTGCAACCATAATAGCAGTTCTTCCATGGACATTTTACATTGTGGGTACGTGAGAAACACTCGTTTTGCATTTAGTCTGAACATTTAGAGGGGTTCAGTTTCTTGTTTTTATAGGTGTTTAATTTACTAAAAATGGTTTATTTGACAAAAATAACGGCGATCCCTCCAAGGAATCTATACTCCATGGAGGATGTTCTTTATTCGCCGGAGGCGAGTCCTTCACGCCCCATTACCGCTAGCGTCCATCCGCTACGTACATCCGAAAATTCGGGTTACGGCAGGAATCGATCTTAGGACTCAACCCCAGTTTACCCAGTACAGAATCAACTGTACCACGGAAAACCGCTACGGGTCTAAGGTGTATAAAACCTTTTATATATTGGCGGTATTGGCGGAGTGCCCTATATAAATAATATTACGGCACTCCCCCCATGCATTATCGTCGTCATGCAGGGAGGTTCTTTAAGCGAGCAGCTATTGGTGCAGCAGCAGCTATTGGCACACGGTTTAAGTTTAGAAAGCTAGGAGGTGGTTCTCTTACCAAGACGAAGCGTCGTGGAAGACAGGTTACTGGAACTACTACGTTTCAGAATGACCAGAAGATGTTGTATAATAGAAGACGGGCTCCTCGTAGAGTACGTTCGAGAGCGCGAAAGCAGTTTCAGCGATTTTCTTATAATATTGACCGAGTATCGGGTATGAAGACTTTTCATGTTTCGTATATAACTAGTGTGGCAACTTCTCCAAGTGTTGCTGGTTCTCCAGCTGGAAATTGTCAGGGTGTTGATGCTTTTACTATGTATGGTACTAATCAGTCTATTCTTAATACGGATCATGCTAGTGATTTGTGGAAGATTTATCTTGCGGAGAATGGTGTTGTTCCGACGTCTACTCTTGCTAATGGTCATTTGCGTTTTCGTAGTGTTACTATGGATTATCTTGTTAAGAACACAGGAGAAGATGCTATTTATATTGAAATTTATTATGTTCAATGCCGTAGATCGGGGATTACATCAGATCCAGCGGCTGCATGGAATGCTATGTTACAAGAAGAACAAACTTTGCCAGGTGCAGTGACTACAGAATTTACTGTTTCAGGTTATAAAATTACTCCGTTTGATGCTCCAGGTTTTGGTAGCTATTGGTATGTTAAACAACGTAAACGTTTTTATGTTGAACCAGGAAATACAGTGTCTTGGCAGGTTCGAGATGCTAAGAATTATTTAATTACAGGAAATCAAATCTTTACTTCTAAAGGTTTACCGGGTATTACTGAAGGTTGTATTATAGTAGGATATGGTGCTGATGTTCAGCCTTTGACTACTCCTGCAGGGAATGGTATTCCTACTGCTGCTACCTATGATATTGGTTGTGTTACTACCTATCACTATGCTAAAGCTGATAGTAATAATGACCAAACAGGTACTTACGTTTCATAAGTGAATAAATGTTTATTAATCCTTCTGTTAATTGCGCTATCGTCAGTAAAAATGTCGATATTGCAGGTAAAAATTTTAGGCACGAAAGCAGGTATGTTGACTATCCCGTATCTAACGTGGATTTGACGAGGGTTCTCGGAGTCTACTATCATAATTTGAGCTTCGCGTGGTAGATGTTGAAAGCTCATGTCATCGAATATAATAGATCTGTGATAATCAGGTCTGAATCCTTTTAGGGCATCCATATGGTTAATCATTAATGTAGGTTTAGGTGCATTTTTTTTAGCCCAGCTAGTCTTGCCTATACCTGTGGTCCCTTTTAGAACTAAACCCTTACCCCTAACATGTAAATCTTTCCAATTGTAGGCATCTAGCCTAGAATCAATTGTTCCTAAGTTGTCCCATTCTTTGATGGTGTTCGTGTCGGAGACCATTTCCCAGATTTGACGCATGTAGGCGTGTGGTATTTTTTCGGAAATACAGTGTGTGATCCATCCTTCGAGGTCACTATGTCTTGCCAGTTCAAATAGGTCCCCGTGACTGTCGGATTCGAGAAAGTTACCATCTTTTTTGATGTAGTTAAGGGTCGCGTTCCAGTTTTTGACAGCTTGGATGTTGGGATGATAACCGTTGATATCAAAGGTTTCTTCATTCCGAATGTCTTGTTTTGATTTAAATTGTATTGCAGCGTGTAAGTGAAAGTTCCCATCGGCATGAAGTTCTTGGGAGATACAATAAACGGAGATTCCAAATTTGCGTTGCAACCA